ACGAGAATGATGATGGCGTATATACAGATCCGGATGGTGAATAATGCTTGCCAATGAGCGATTAACAAAAGAGATATCGAGACGCACACGCAGCTTATTCTTTTGTGATATGGCGTATATCCTGAAGGACATTGCGACCGGTGAATACGATGCGTATAACAATCCTATTGTGGAGACATCAGAGATCCCGGTTGATTGTGCGTTCACCGACAAGCCAAACATAGAAGCATGGCGTGATTATGCAGATATCGAGACCGTGCAAGCCGAGGTTAGATTTATAGAACCAAGACCGACCAAGGGCGATATTATCAGAATTGTTGGTAGGTTCGGAACGCAAGTGTTGCCTGATACGGAATACGAGATCGTTGGAATACGAGACCGAGACACGTTCGGGCACGTTTGCGCACTGAAGGCGGTGAATGTGTGATGGCGAATAATATCAATATTGATACTACGGATTTGGACGCTCATATCAGGAACGTTAGATTTAGCGCATCTGAATTACTGCACATTGCTGGGGCTGGCGCTGCGGTACTAGTAAATGGAATGCGAATGCGGGTGCCGAAAAAATCGCACGCAACAGAGATTAGTACAAGATCGCACATTATAGAATCAACACCAACGTATGTTGAAGATGAAGTTGGCCCCGAGACGGAATACGCGCCAAATATTGAATATGGAAGGCGAGATATGCCGAATTATCCAAAACAACCATTTGTGAGACCTACGGCTGACGCGGATTTACCGCAAGTCGTGTCTGCGATTGCGCACGCTTATAAGGCGTACTTGGACAGCACATGGCGAACATAATTACATCAATGATTAGCTTCTTGAATAATGATGCGACCGTTTATGGCGTGTTTGCAAATCGTATTACAGCTGATAAAATACCGGACAATCAAGAATATCCGCATGCTAGAATATGGCTGGTATCGAGCCCGTACCAATACAATCTGCTTGGTGAGGCTGGCAGGGTAACACGAATTCAAGTTGACGTTTACGCTGATACGCAAGCCGAAGCAGACGAAGGAATTGACGCGTTACATAGCGCGTTGTCTGGTTATAAGGGAATGATGGGCAGCGTGGACGTTGGCAGGTGTTTTGTACGTAACCTGTTCGGTAGTTGGAATTTCGAAGCGCGCAATTATCATAGAATGATGGAGGTGGAAATTGGCACGAATGATTAAAAAGACTGAACCTGAAAAGGTGGCAGATCAATTGGCTGACATTGAAGAAGATTACAATATTGAATTACAGCCAACTAAGATCAAGGCTGAATGGAAAGCGCCGAAGCGAGCCGGAGAAACCGGTTGAGGTGCAAATATTACACAGTTGAACGCTGGAAGGGCGTTCGTGACGTATAATAAATTGTTACTAAATGTGGTGCGTTCCGCGATAGTCTTGACGAGATGAAGTTGCACATCATAGCGCATTACATTGGACAGGAAGAAAGTATATTAGAATTACTAATGAATAAGGAGAAATAACAATATGGCTGATCCTACTGCTATAACTGTACAATCTATACAAGCGCCGTTTTGACGCGGTTACTGCTGGAAGTGAAGATTTTACCTTTTGCGCAAAGCGACGCGTCTAACGGCAATACATTCGCTTGCACTGGACGGGAGTTGTTATTGTTGAGCAATGAAAGTGGCGACGCTGCTACGATAACGATTACAAGTGTTGACGATGAGAAGGGGAGATCCGAGAATATCACGGATTATTCATTGGCAGACGGCGATTTTGTGTGTTTTGGAGTTGGTTTGACCAATTCTAAGGGGTGGAGATCCACAAGCGGAACAATACGAATTGATACAAGCGATGCTGACTTGAAGGTTGCTGTATTGCGATTACCCGCAGGGTATCCATAAGGAGGCGATAAATGACTAGTAGCGCATTTTGGGCATACGGCTCATTACTACAAATTGGCGATGGAGCAACCCCAGAGGTATTCACAGCGGTTGCTGAGATCACTGACCTTACACCACCTAACATGGCACGTGATTCTATCGAGGTTACTGGATACAGTAGCACAAGCGGATATCGTGAATTTATTGCCGGCTGGCGCGATGGTGGGGAAGTATCATTGACTGCAAACTGGTTGCCGACTAACGCAACGCATGATGATGATACCGGATTATTGGAACAATGGGACGACGATGACCTTCATAATTACCCGGATTGTTCTACCAGACACATTGGCGACAATCGCAATTCTCTGGAATTCTTGACTGCGTTTGAACCTGAATTACCACGCGATGAGCAAGGTAAATTGAATTGCACTATCAAAATTAGTGGGGCGGTAACTATCACATGATGAAAGGAACACATGGCATTAACTAGAGAGCAAATCCTAAACAAGGTCGATATTGGCACAAAGGAGATAAAGGTTCCTGAGTGGGGCGGGAGTATTTATATCCGTCAGCTAACGCGCGGAGAACAAGACACTTACCTGAAACGCCAATACGGCAGCACGCAATTGAAGCAGGACTCGCGTGCAAGAAGCCAGGAGATCAAAGGATTACAATATCTATGGTCATGATGCTTTTATCTGTTCGCTTGGTATTTGTGATACTGAAGGTAAGCCAATATTCAACCAAAAAGACATTGCTGAGCTTGATACTAAATCCGGTGTTGTGATTGGACGTATTGCTAAAGAGATCATTGAATTTAGTGGAATGGCTGGCGATGTTGAGGCGTTAGATGAATTAAAAAACTAATAGCCGACCCCGACATGATGTTCGAACATACGTTGGGGGTTGGCGTTAGGCAAAACGATTGGCGAGATCAGATCAATGCCTGCTGTGGAGTTTATGCGATGGCAATTATATTACCAGGTAGAACCATTTGGATGGCAAAGTGATGAGTATAGAACCGCTGTGATCCTGGCGATGTTATATAACATCAATCGCGGCAAACGACAGCGAGCCAAGTACGCTGAAGATTTTATGCGCGATTATCAGAATGAGATCGTGAAGGTGGCAGATCAGGAAGCCGAGCAAGATAAACTTGATGCAATGAATGAAGATGAACGCAAGGCGTACGTTGTACAGCAGATCAAGCGCGACTTTGGAGTAAAATGACAACAGCAGCGACTATTGCAGCAAAACTGACATTAGATACCAGCGATTACGATAAAGGACTTAGTAGCGCATCTAGCAAGGCAGATGGGTTCGCCAGTTCGTTCTCAAGTAAAATGCAGAACGTTGGCAAATCTATCTCTACGGTTGGGCTTGGTATGACTGCCGGATTGACTTTACCTATTGTTGGGGCTGGCGTTGCTATGATTACAGCGGCATCAGATTTTGAAGAGAGCATGAACGCTATTGATGTTGTTTTTGGCAATTCATCTCAGGTACTTACTGATTGGTATAATACATCTGAATACGCGTCCAGTATTAAACACAAACAGAATTCAATGATTTAGCAAAAACTGGGGGAGCATTATTGCAGAATCTTGGGTTCGATGCAGAAGGTGCAGCCAACGAAATGTTAAAATTAACTGAGCGCGGCACTGATTTAGGTTCTGTATTCAATACTAAAACATCAACCGCGTTGAACGCTGTACAATCTGCGCTCAAGGGCGAAATGAATCCACTAGAGCAATTCGGGGTAAAGCTGAACGCGGCTGCGGTTGAAGCGAAGGCACTGCAGATGGGGCTTGCTGATGTAACGGTTGATATGGTTGCTGTTGATGATGCTATGCTGAAAGCTGACGCGGCAGCATTAAAAGTACAGCAAGCACAAGCCAAATATAATGAAGTGCTGGAAGAATATCCCGCTGATAGTATGGAAGCTCAAGACGCGGCAATGAAGCTGGAATTAGCGCAAAATGACCAGGAAAAAGCACTGCGTAAAGTTGAAGAAGCGATGGAGGGTTCTACTGCCAAGTTAGACGACGCTGCTAAGGCACAAGCCACGTTAGCATTATTTTATGAGCAAACTGATAAAGTTGCTGGGGATTATATTAATACACAAGACAGTTTCGCAAATCAAATGAA